CTTGAGCACCTTGATAGCCCTGAGGCCCTTGAGCGCCAAAACTATACCATCCTGTATTTGTTTCATTACGTATCTTTAAAACTGCTGCCATACTATATTAGAACCTCACCAACGGGTCGTCTAGCGTAATCCCCCTTTAGTGCGATTAAATCAGCTTGAACAACGGGCATATTATGTGCTTGTTCAAACTCACTGGGGAAATAAGTTACTGTTCGACTATTTTGAAACCGCCCTTTAAAAGACGGAATGAATCTTGAAAAATTTCTGTTGGTATAATACCAAATAGAATTTTCGTTCCAAAAAGAAACGTGAGTAGGGTCTTGAAATGCCCCACGACCATCAGTAGAAGGTACTTCAATAAGTAACCAACCACCTGGTGCTAAAACTCTGAACGCTTCATTCATTGTATGAATGGGATCTTTTAAGTGTTCAAATAAATGTGATGCGCGAATTATACCAACACTATTATCTTCAAAAGGCCAAGGATTATTTAAATCTGCTATAATATCTGCATCAAATAAATCAACTGTTGTAAACTCAGGCCAGGCATTAATCCTACCACCTAAATCAAGTTTAGTTAATTTGTTATCATCTGCCCAACGAATCATTATATTGCGGCTGTAGTATAAATAATTTTGTGTATTTTGTGCTAAAACTTCTGAATTATGGGTAATACATGCATTTTCACCATGTAGTCTATATAAGTACAAACATTTATCTATGTGTTTAAAACCTTGTTGCCCATACTCAATATATAAACGGCAGCACAAATCATGATCATCACCAGTTTTAATATTTGCGTTATGTCCACCTATTGCTTTGTAGGCTCCAGCTCTCCAAGCACGTACATGATCAGGAGCCCAAAAAATAGAACGCATCATTTGAGCACTAACTGGCCAGGCAACCATCTCATTTAGTTGATGTTCTTTGTAGAAATAAGGGCGAGATTTCCAACCATAGTCTACGCCAAACTCAGGACTTTCCCACGTGCCATGTACAAAACTAGCACTGTTAGAGTAAACCATTGCTACTTTTGGATCTTGAAAAGCATCAAAAATTTCTTGTAGTGCATCTGGTACTAAAATGTCATCAGAGTCTAGTTCTACAAAAATATCACCTATGGCCTTACTACAAGCAAATCCCTTAAGTCGACCAATCTTGTTGTGTTCAGGATTATCATCTTCTATTTCAAATACTTTAACCCGTGAGTCTTGAGCAATCTCTTTGGTAGTACTGCCGCCATTGTTTAAAACAATAACCCATTCCCAATCGAAATAAGTTTGTTTTAATAAAGACTCATAAGTTTCTTGTAAATAAGGAATCGACTTGTAGTAAACGGGGGTTATAATGGAAATCATTTTATTATTATTTTAGGTAACATGTACCCATACTTGTTTGGCAAAAGGGTTTGCGGGTTCAGTAGCTGATATATTATTTATACCTAGCTCTTGAGATATGAAAGGTCGACTACATTGCAATAACTGACCATTCCAAGTTATACTAGCAGGTCCGCCAGTATGTCTATCAAATCTAAGTTCAACGTCTACATCTATTCCATCTATGTTTATGATAAAAAAGGTGTCTTTGTATTGAGCATGATTAATACTACCAACTAGTGAATCTAGAGGTGGTGAGTCTGCTAATACTGTAGCAGATAGTTGTGGATGTGCGGTATATACCTGTGGATCTATTGAAGATATAAAAGCATATTTTACATAATAAGTAGTACTAGCGCTTAGATCAGGTATAGTTATGGATAAGCTCAAACCATCAAAAGCTAGTATACCTTGTGTAGCTATATCAAAATTGTTTATAGTAGAATACCAGACTTTAACAGCGGAAAGGTCATCTCTGACCTTTCCTGTAACGTCGTCTGTTGGTGTATCTAAAAGTAATTGTACGCATCTAATGCCTGCAAATAGTTGTCCAGCCATTTAGTATCCTTTAATAAATAGTACGTAAACTAACAGAACTTAGTACGCTACTAGGACTATAACTGCCAGTATTATCAACTGCTCGGCAAGCTACTTGATAAGTAACACCTCCAGCAGATAGTCTAGGAGTAGTAAAGTCTAGTAAAGATTGTCGTCCGCTTGTTCGGCTTTGTACTGTTTTAATATTATTAGCGGTTGCGTCTAAGTCCCAAAAGTCAGTTAAACTTCCGCTTCGCTTAATAAACCTATATTCATAAGTATTAAAGTCATTACTAATATTACTGTCTTGAAGTGCTGTAGCTACCAAGTAAGTACCTTCAACAGCTAAACTTACAGAGGGTGGAGTGTAAAAGTTTGATACTTTACCACCATTTGTAAACCAAAACGTTTCTGACCAAGGACCAACTATAGTACCACTAGTATTAATGTAACGAGCTCTGGCTTTGTAAATAACTCCACTGGTAAGTTGTTGAACAATTATACTAGAAGTATCTTTTGTTGCATAATATAATGATGAGGTTGAATCAAACATTACATCACCAGGTATTACTTGTAATTCTACTTTTTCAGCACTTTTATTTAATTGCGAGCTATTACTATAACTAATAATAGCAGTATTAGTATAGCTACCGTTAGCAATTTGTTCACTAAGTGCGCTATCACTATTAACAGAAACAATTGTAGGCATTTCTCCAATAATAGAATTAACTAAATAGTTTGCAGTTGTAGTTATATTAGTGTTATATGACGTATACTGTGATAAATCTGCGGTATAAATTTGTGGCGAGTAATCTGCTAACATAAGTTTTGCTGATATATTACTTGAAGTTTCAATACTTAGTACAATAAGTTCTTGAGACTCTTTTGACACTTCACCCAGCATAAATAAATCATCAGGATTAACATTGTCGCCACTAGTTAAAACACTAGTACTAGTTATAGTACCATAGTAGCCTGTTGTAGTTATAGTGGTTAAAGTTTTTAAAACACTTGCACCAGTATTAGTTCTTACTCTGATGTTATAAGTTTTACCGCTTTCCAGATAAATTTCTTCTGTTAACTGAATTGTAGCACTACCTATCTGACATGTTTTAATTCTACCGCTACCGTTACCCCATAGTGGTACGTCATGTGTAACACGAACTAAATCACCACGATTACATACTAAGTACTCAAAGTCAACATTTAAGGAATACATTTCAGGACGTAGCTTTAACTGTGCCATATGCCATTGAGCAATATAGCTAGCTTGTTCAAAATTGGTTACACCAGGTAAGCTGAGTTCTTCAAATAATTCAGCGTTAGCTTCAGTTTTACCAACATTATATACTCTGTATTCATTTGCTTGATAACCTTTTGTTTCATCAGCAATAGTAATACGAAATGCATCTGGTATACGTGGTAGTATTTTAGTAGACTCAAACCCCCAGCTATTATGTGGAGTAAAATGTTGAACTACTGTAGAGCGTGGTCGATCTACTACTACAGTCCATTTACCATCAATATAATTAGGACTTGCCATACCTGCTGAACATATATCTTTTAATACATCCATAACACTAGCAACACTGGTAAGTATAGCATTGTAACTTAACCATGTTTTAGTAGTATCTTGTACATATTTACCACCAACTAAATTCATTGGTTGGCAAAATTTATACCACTCTGCAAGTGCATTTAAATCAACATAATTAGCAGCACTAGTAATATTGTCAGCAACTCGATATGCATTTGCTGGATGCATTAACACATATAAAAATAATGCAGCAGGATTATTAGTGGGTTCTACTAAATCCCACTTATTTGTAGTTCTATTTAAAACTGGTGCAATTGTTTGCACTAAACCATTAACGCCTTCTAAACTACCGTTTACTTTATTAGTGCTTTGTACTCGTAAAAATGTTCTGGCTAAATAACAATTGTGTGGGTTTTTAACAACACGAATTGGTATTGATTTATTATTAGCATCTAATTTTAAAGTACCGTTGGTGTTCAATTCATACTTGTTATATCCTATTACTGCGGATAAAACAGCCTTTGAATAGTAACGATTATTTGAATCTTCAGTTTTTTCTGTTAGGTCGTCATTTGTTCTACGAATTTGCAGTTGATATTTAGCTGGAGGTAATCCACGAATTCTATGTACAAAATTAAAAGCATCTTTTCGTTTTGAAAATAAACCTCCAGAACCAAAAACTAATTCAGTTCCACCGCTTCCAGCAGTATTTAAACCAGCATTTGCAGTATACCCAATAACAAGAGCAGCACCTGCAGCTCCACCAGTATTTGTAACAGTCATTCTAATAGTATGCGTACTATTTGCTTCTGCGTAGTACCAAGTAGAAGCCATTGACGTATAACCTTCTACAGGTATATTTATTACACTTACTCCATCAATATACACTACGCCATTGTTATCTGAGCAGGCATCTATTTGGTAATATCCAGTCCAAGGAAATGTAACTGTTGCAGTTTTATCAAAACTAACCCCGCCGCTAGTATTCCAAACACCGAGCTGATTCAGCATATTACTCCAGCGACTATTAGTTGCTGTTCTAGTTACGCCAGTAAAGTTTGTAGCATCAAATATGACTTGTCCTAAACCAACCTCTACCCCATCAGCAACAATAAATCGTCCTGCTTCAACATTCACCGTCCAGGTATTGCCTAATAATGTATTACCTTCAGTATCAGTTACAGTACTTCCTGAACTAGTTACTTGTGGGTTACGAGTAACTGATGTAAGTCTTAGCCCTGTAACTGTACCTTCACTTAGATAAGATACAGTTTGATCAGGTTGATAAACGCTACCGTAAAAACATAATGTATGTAACTTACGGTAGCCATTTGGAATAATAGGTAGTCTAGGATATGTTGAAGAGTACGGACTAGCATCTACACTTACAAAAGATGCATATGATTGTTCTGTATATAAAGCTTTTAAATAAGCACTAGGATCAGCATTTAAACTATCGGTTGCTGTTCCTTCAAAAACATCTATTCCGCCCCCAGGAGCCATAGCAAGTGTATAAAATTTATAAAGTGCTGTACGATTACCTGAGTTATCCTCTATAGTAGGGGCTCCTACTAATACTGTTGAAAACGCTGCCTGATCAAGCGTTGATGCACTATAATTACCTAAACGATAAGAAGGTAAAGCACTCCAGGGCGTTTCTCCAAATTTACGAACTAATATCTCTATACCACAAGTAGCTTCGCCTATGCTACCATCTTTTGTGGAAATTTTACGCATACCTTCTGGGAATGTTAATACAACATCAATGTCTTCTGCATAATTATCTAAAGTAATTAAAGCAGGTACATTACCGTCTGTAGAATTATTTACTAGTTCAGTTTGTGGAAATTGCTGTTCCACATCGCTAGGGTAGAGCTTGTCAAACGCAGCTATATCTTCTTGTGGAACACCGTTTAGTGTAACTGCAACGGGGTGTTCTTGTGGAGTAGCTACTTGAGGACTAAAATACAATTCGTCTAATTTTTTAGCACCTACACGAATATCTGTAACATCAAGTGGTCCAAAACCCCAAACAAGTGATAAATTCATTACACTTGTATCAGTTAAAGTTTCTATATAAGGAACTGCTCCTAGTGCGGCAGTTGAACGCATTTTACCTAAAACGACAGGAATAGCTCCGTACCTATTAGCTTGGTTTGCAGCACCATTAAAAGCATTAACAGGTGCTGCACTTCCTGCATCTTTACCAATTTGTGGACGAATTGGAAAAGCAGCATTAATAAGTGCCATACCAGCCATGTTAATGGCCATTGTTCCAACAATTGTACCTGTTTTACTAGCTATAAAAGTACCTACAGCGTCGCCTTCAGCTACATACTCACCTAACCCTAAAAATTCTGCAACGGCGGGTGCATATACATTAGCTACAACAGCTATTGCAAGCATAGCAAATAAACGTACGCCTTGCTGTCCTTCAGGTATTACTTTGTAAACAATATTTTGTCCACTTTGTACCTTGGTACTTTGCCAATCTGATTTTGGTACTTTAACCCCGTCTAAAAATAGTACAAGTTTTTCTGCAAAACGTTCGCTAATATTATATTTATTAATTAAATTTTGTGAAACATCAGCAAGAGTTGATCCAGCTATTGTTATATCTTCATACTTTAATTGTTTGAAAGGATGCGGTTTACCTGTTAATTGAACATTATTAGTTTCTTTAGTATAACTATAGTAACCTTCAATACGCTTAGTCCAACGGGGACTATTAACAGATTCTATAACACTATCCATACCATCACGGGCATGAATAAACTTGTCTTCACCTATATACACGCCAACGTGAAAAGGTTCGCCTAATATATTGAATACAATTACGGAACCGACTTCGGGTGCTGTTGTTTGTGACCAATTATTTTTATATTGATCCATCAAATCTAAAATACGTTTATCATAAGCACCTGAATATTCTTCAGTATAACTAGGTAAATCTATATTATATTCTTGCTTATAAAATAAACGTACTAACCCCCAGCAGTCTATTCCGCCTTCATCTCTGCCATTTGCAGCATAGGGTAATCCAATATATTTACTATACTTCATTAGAACAATCCTGGAAAATTGGCTGGTGTAAACGTAAAGCTTGGAAAAGGTTCACGACTTAAACTAACCATATTTAAATCTAGTGTTATATGGTCTGCATTATAACTGACATTTGTTATTTTAAAACCTGAAAAACTAGTTTCAACACGGTTTGGACTACTTGCTAATACTAAATCAATCTGCACACTAACAGGACTAGTTAGTTTTTCACGAATAAGTTGAATTGCTTCTTTAGTAACAAAGTTTAGTGTTAAACTACATTGTGCAGCACCGGCTTCTTGTTCACCAGGTAAATTAATTTGTAATGGTAAAAATATATAGTCATGACCATTACTTGTTACACCATAAACTACTTCTGTGTCTGTAGTAAGTGAATTAATACGGCCAATATAGCTATCTGCTAAACGAATAGGGTTAGCTAAATCAGTAGGATCAGTTATTGTAATTAATAAAATTAAAGCTTCAGAAGTTTCTGAAGCAAACATTGCTTTGATAGCTGATTGTGATAAACTGTTTAATCTGCTCATGGCATTATTTCAAATTTAAGACTAGTGTTGTAATAATCAGGAGCTACATAACTTAAGTTAAAAAATTCACCGCTACTGCCAGGAACAATACGCACTTCTATAGTTGTGTTAAGTATTCTTGGATGTGGAAATATAAAACGATTAGTACCACTAATACCTGCAGGAGTATTTGTAGGTAAATTTTTAATAAAAGTTTCTAATATTTGTGTTTGAGCTGTGGTCATTAAAAATGATAAGTTCATTTCGTTAGGACGACTAGCCCTGCGTCTTTGTTTTGCAGGGCCAGCGTCAGTAGCTGAACGTATAATATTAATTCCAACAGATTCAGTAAAACCTTTTTGAGGCACTTGCGGAAGTGTTGAAGGCCAACTTAATACTGCCATTTATTATCTCCTTGCCAATAAAGGCGACGTTCCGTAACTAGCGGTCATAGCTTGTTGTGTTGTGGAACCTACACGATTAAGTTCGCCAGCTACCATATCACCAACGATAACTTCTATACGACGATTTCCTCGTGAGTCTGTGGTTTCTTTAGTGGTTGCTTGCTGATTACTGTAATTGTTAACAACTACATCAACATTACCTT